TTGCTTATTTCCCACATTTGCAGATCATCATTAAAAAGTGCGCCACCGCCGGAAGACAACTCCGAATGAAAATAGGTATCTTGATACTTTACAAATGCCCGATCTGATTCCATAGCAAGAATCTCTTTCAGCTTCTGGTGTACCTCCATGCACTCATCATAATCTGAACATATGACATTTAATGTCAGTTGGCTCTCCTTTACATGGTCAGAGCTGATATCTGTAAACAAATACACCACGCTCAGTTTAGAAATGTCCGTAGTTAATACAGGGAACAAACGTCCCTTTAACTCTGGAATCCTCTCTTCAATGTATTGCTTGATATCTGTTTCCATCATGTTAATCACCCAGTATCCTTTCTACAGCTGATTTCTTCTCCAGTTTCGCATTTTCCAAGAATGGCTGTGGGCGTTGCCCCTGCGTCCAGTGAAATCCCTTATGCTTTCCGGCACGAACTGTATAGCCCCACGGAGTCTTACGCCCATTCCCGTCTTTTGCATAGATACCGGTTCCATTATGGACATACGGACCATATTCTTCATTGGTTCCAACACGCCCCACGATTTCTCTTGCTGTTACCTCTGTTTCGCTTGTAATGGATGCTCTTAATATACCAATATCAACTTGGCAGTTCTGCTTTGCCTGTGATTCCACAACTAAACACGCTTTATCCATCTTTCGGGACATATCCATCACCATTTTTAACGTGGTATTTTCCATGCTTCTAATAAACTCATCATTATCCGGCATTACTCCACCACCTTTAACAAGAGATTCGTTAATCGTCCTTCCGTATTACAATCTGTGATCTCATATACGGTTCCGTTACGAATCAACCGGTAATCATCCGCTTTTATCTCTTTACAATGAGTAAGACCGGAATGCGTAGACCGCATATATTTTTCAGATGCCACCATGTGCATATCATCCGTCTTGTATACTGCCACTTTGATTTCTTTTACCGGCTTCCATTCATAACGCGTAGCACCCGAAGGAGTTCGTACTGGGAGCCTATGCTCCAACGTATACTTTTTCATATCCCTGTTGATAGACATTTAATCACCTCGGTAATTTACGATACTTGCGAATAATTCGCCTCACACTGTCCGGAAGCATATCACTATAGGACGTACTTCCACCGGAGCTCTGAGACTCACTGGAAATCCCCTCTGCGCCATCTCGATTAAACCGGATCAGCACCAGCTCCTTTACAGCCGGTGCGATCTCATCCGGTAACTCCTCTGTAGATGCGTAATTGAGATAGCTTTTGATATCTAACAGAGCATCGTCTATCAAATCGTCCAAAAGATCAATATCCTGTTCCGACATTCCGGGACGAAGCAATATGCTTTTTAATACCTTGTCCTTCAATCACGTCACCTACTTTCTTTCTAGGCTCCAGCTTTTGTATGAACCGGATTGTCTACTGTGTTTTTCACAAGTACATTAACCGGATCAACGTCAGCTGCAGTTCCAATCTCATAATAGAGGACAGCGCTTGCATCATCTCTGAGAAGCTTCTGACCGTACATGCATAGACCTCTGATACCATCAGCAAACTTAGACTGCAGTCTCATTGCCTCAATCTCGTCAAGCTGTTTTGCAGAACCAATAGCAGACTTATGATGAGCAACAACCTGATTTGCCGGAAGCTCTTCAGAACACATCACCTGCATGCCATTGATTTTCTGTCCTTCGACAACACCATTTGCGAGAACTGTCGGATTCGCTGTGAATCTTCTATCCTTGGATAGAAGACCAAGATATGCTGCATTTACAGTTACATACCGGTCAGTCTTAGGAACTTTCTTCTCAGAAAGCATCGTTCCAAGATCTACAATGTAGTCATAAGCATTTGCCGGAGTTACTTTCTTTTTAGATCCTGCTGCACCGATTTTCAGTTTTGTACCTGTTGTTAGCGCAACGAAGAAATCTTTGTCATACTGCTCTGCAAGTACAGCAGAATGCTCCTGTGTAGTCGCTGTCATAACGTCAGCTTTCAGCTGCACTTTATCAACATCGTCAAGAGCAAAAGCAAAGTACTTTTTCTTGTCAAATGTCATTTCTACTGGTGTTGTCTCGATTTCAGCCCAGTCAACAGTACCGGAATAATCTTTCAAAGAGCCTGCTGCAACACGGTTAAAAGTTACCGTTTTACCATTTACATTAGATGGTTTTGTACACATCACATCAGCGATGGATACAGAATGAAAATTGTGGAGAAGTGCACCTTCCCATAACGTTGGTTTAAAACTATCTACTGCCATAAGTTATACCTCTTTCTACTATTTTTTATTTAGATTCTAATGCTGCGAACTGTGCAGCCACTTCTTCGGCTGTCATGGTGTCCGCATTGTTAACAAGTGACTCAAATGTTGGTACATTATTTCTTCCTTCTGGATTCGCTGGTGTTCTGCCTGATACCGTCGCACCGAACAGATCTTTGTAGGACTCTTTTAGCCCTTTCATCTGCTCATCCAGTCCGGACACAGTTCCGTCTTCTGCCACAATCAGCTTTTCACGATCAAACTTTCCGGAAAGAAGGTCCGCATGCTTTGCGTTATTATCTGCAAGTACCTTACTGATAGCTGCATCAATACGCATTCCCTTGATTTCCTTATCGTGATCTGCTTTAAGTTGCTTAATTGTAGCTTCGTGATCCTTGATGGTCTTTTGCAGAGTTTCATTGTCTGCATTTCCCTTTTTCAGTTCCCCGATGGTCTTATTAGCTGCGTCCAGCTCTTTTACCTTACCGTTGTACTGTTCTTTCGGGATAATATGCTTGGAAGCTTCCTCGTTAATCTTCTTCATGGTAGCTTCCACATCAAGCTTTCCATCCTCTCCGTAAACTGCATTTGCTAAAATTTTCTGTAACCAATCCATAATTACTTACCTCCATAGATTTTTTTATACCGGCTCTCCCGGTACTGGGCTGTACCGTTGTTCTTTATACCCTGCACCCCATAAAAAAGGGTAGAAAAATAGCACCCTCTCGGATGCTTGTATGCTCGTAACCCTGAGCCGGGAGATATTTGGATCACCGCCTGATTGTCTATAAAAAGAACATCTACCACTCTGATAGATGTTCTGATTATCGTTATGCTATTTTCCTTAACTGTGCTTTGCAACGTTTTCTCCGAATCCGCAATGCTTGATTTACAAAATCGAAAAACGTCATTTTAAGCGTTCTTGCAAATTCATTTACTGCCTTTCTTTTCTCATCATCCATTTGTAAATAATCTGTCAAAAAATCTTTATAATAGTCATAGTGCAGATTTCCCTTATTTAGCACGATCCAATCTCTTTCATACCAGTATAAGACTGTAATCTGTTCTTTCGGCAGTTCTTGTTGTAAATATTCCGGAATATCTTCAACATTACAAGCTCCTATCCCGAGTTCTTCATCGATTATCTCTATTCTTGGAAAGTACATACTACGCCACCTCCCCAACTGAGATACCGTATTTGATTGCCATTTCTTTAATGATGGCTATGTACCCCTCAATTAATTTCGGATCATCAGCAATAACGTCCAACTGATTAAGCTTGTCCAACTTTGACTTGCACATACCATTTAAGGCATTTGTTTTCTTCTTGTTGGCGAGTCGAACACCTAGGGCAACGTGCATACGCTCCTCTAAGATTCTATACGACTCTTCTCTAATCAGCTTGATATGTTCATATCCACCTAATTTCTGGGCAATCTTATTGATGATAGTACTGGACTCTTTGCGCCACGCATTTGGACGAAGGGCAACTACTTCTTTGATGGAATCTACTTTGTTATCTAGTTCCTCTAACTTCTGGTCGTGTTCTTTCTGTTTCATTTCCATGTTAATGAGGAGCTGGAGCTGTGGACTTAATTCACCGGATACGATCTGCTGTACTGCAAAATATGATTTCACCAATTGACGTTGCACTTTCCACGCCAAATCATCCGTAAAAGATTTAACTAGCATAAGATATCCTGACTCTGTGAGAAGAACTATATCTTGATGATTTTTCTCTGATATGTTCATTATTTTGTTGCGACGAATTTCGTCGGCACTAATTTTGAAATAATCTTCTCCTTCAATAAATCGCTCTCTGTTTTCTCTAAAATTTCTCCCAGCAGTTCCATCGGGTCTATCATGTACCGAATCAACATCTTTAAATGTGATAACTCTCTGACCACCATATTCCTTTACTGCTACTTCTTGATTTTGAATTTTCACTACTCCATTCATTGTAATTCATTTCCTTCCTGTAAAATTTGACTTTTTTCAGGAAATAAGCTACAATGCACTTAGGAA